CTCTTCATCTTGAACAATTTCATTTGACTGTTCAGGTTCTGAAATATCAATACCTGCGTCAATCTTAGAATAAAGATTTAAGAAAGAATCTTTTGTGTCATCATCAAATCTGGCGACACATAACTCAACTGCTTTCTTTTTATCTGAAAAGATTGCGAATGCCTTGACAATGTGGTCAAGTCTTCTGGTAGAGATAATCTCGTCAACTCCACCCTCGAAAAAGGTCTTTCTAATAACCTCTGCCCAAGTACATAGATTTTCTGCAAATGCATTATCTATCTTACCATACTTCTTCATAGAACCAAGAATAATCTTTTCTTCTACTTTTTTTGCGGCATATGGTTGTTCGATAGTGATAGCAAATCTTTCTAAGAATGCTTCGTTTAAGACATTCGTTCCAATAAATCTACCATCCTCTGAACCCTTACCTTTAGTATTGGCAGTGGCCATAACATTGAATCCTTGTTTTGGTGTGACCCACTTATTTACTTTTTTCAAGTAAACACCTTTTCCTTCAAGAACAGGTTGTAAACACATAAGTTTGTTAGAACCTAAATCACACTCATCCAATAGAAGAGTACAACCTCTTTCCATTGCATCGATGACTGGGCCAGGTACAAACTTGGTCTCACCGTTAACAAGTCTAAAACCACCGAGTAAATCGTCCTCATCAGTTTCGATTGTAATGTTAACTCTGATTAAGTCTTTTTTCATTTCGGCATGAATTTGCTCAATCATTAAAGTCTTACCGTTACCAGATAGACCAGTAACAAATACTGGGTAAAACATATCAGATTTTGAAATCTGTTTAATTGTATTGTAGTGACCCCAAGGTACGAACCCTTCGAACTTCGAAGGTATCAAGTTTTGAAAGTCAATTGATGTCGCCATTAGATTTACACTTGTCGGTGCAGGTGCCTCTACAGGTTGATTAATGATTGGTTGAACTGATTGCACAACCTCCTCGACTGATTTTTCATTAGTCGTTGGTAATTGATACTTACCATGTCCACATTTGAATTGTGGTTTCTTTAACCAAGAAGGGTTTTGAAAACCATTCTTTTCTGCGAAATCGTTGATTTCAAATCTAGTAACTACGGCATTATCGCCGTAATCTTTAGACATCGCAATCACGAATTCTTGTTTTTTAGGTGTCAACATTATATAGTCCTCTCTTTAATTATCATCTATTATTAGAATATCAGGTAAATCGTGTTATTGTCAAGGCCTAAATTAGGCAATGTTTTCAATGAATTTGTTGAGTAATTGACGATTTAGTGTCTTTTTTGTTGCGTGTTTAAGGAATTCACGGGCCATTCCGGCAGTTTTCATATTATCTTTAAACTCATAATCAGATTTTTCTTCAAGTTTTTGACCCCTTGGTAGGATATAGTACTCATCATATCCAGCAACTTTACATACTGACACTTTATCTTTTGATAATTGTTTTTGAATTTTTGCAATCTGTTCATAGTTGGCAGGTTCATATTGATTTAAATTATATGCTTTACAAATCACATTTAAAGGAACTCTACCATTTTTACCTGAACCTGCAATAAAGAAACCTAAAACAGAAATATTAGGTAATTGTTTTTTAAGTAATTTTAAATATGCCTCTGTTTGAATCTGACCATACATTCCGTTAATAATTGTTGATGCACCAGTTTCTGGGCAAGTAATATAAACATCTTTACTACTAACATTGTATGAACCATTTGGTTGTAAATAATCACTATCACCAATTTTTGGAGACCACCACTCACTATGAGTATGACTTTCACCATCTGTCAAATAAACAAGATTTAGTTTTTGAACTTTATTTTCTGACATAAACTTTTTAGTCATTTTGTAAGTAGTTATGATTGCTTGATTGAGTGGTGTACCCCCAAGATTAAATCTATTAGGTATCCATGTACTTTGAATATAATGACCATCTGAGCAGTATAATTCAGAATAACCCCATGAGTAAGTCATGGCAAGTAATTCTTTCATCATCCACATGGTTTCTTGTTTAGTCATTTTATTAGTAAAGAACTCAAACAAATTGAAACGACCAAAAGTTAAATCATTAAGTACTTCGTCTTGCATTTCTTTGTGGTCATCATATGTGTTATGTTTGTATCTATCTGAAAAGGCAAGAACTTGAAAAGGAATTTTTACTCTTTGACAAAACCAAATTAAGTTGTAAAGTTGAATAAGTGTAAATCTCATATTACCTGACATCGAACCTGACCAATCAAGATACATAATCATACCATGATTAGTAGAACCAGGTATCGTAGTAATCTTTGCGAATAAGTCTTCATTATATCGATAACTGTGAAGTTTAGTCATATCAAGACTACCTGTCTTTGAAACAGTCGCTCTTTTGTATGCATCAGCAGACTTTTTCATTTCAAACTCTTTAACCATGTACTGAACAACTTTTTTGTTTTCATTAAAGATTTTGTCCATTTCTTGTTTAACTGCTGTATCAAAATCAGGGTGATGTCTTTTTGTAAAATCTTCGTTTAACTCTTCCATAATTCTTTTATATGATAAAGTAATTTTTGACATTTTAAGACTTTTAGGAATATTTAAGTACAAACGGTCTTTTGCTTTTTCGTCAATACCATCTTTCATTGCTTTAGAATATGCATCATCAGTTTCAGACCTTAAGTCATCCTCTGCATCTTTCCCACCCTCTGGGCCACTTGAAGTATTAGTGGTTTCAACTTCTTCTTTTTCTTCTTCATCATCATCACTTGGTGTGGCCGAAGTAGTTTCTTGTTCATCTTCGTTTTCATCTTGTTGTTCTGATGATTGAGATTCTTGTTGTTGTTGTTCTTGTTCTTCATCACCATCTGATTGTTGATTATCAGATTTGGTTTCACCATCTGGCATCTCTTCATCTTTATGTTCTTTGTGATATTCACAAAGTTTTGCGGCAAGACTAATTACATCTTCTGGTGTTTTACATTTTGCAACTTCATTAATAAGTTCTAACTCTTCTGGTGTCGTTGTACCAATCATACCAGTTTTGTAAAAAATATTAATCTTGTCAATAATATTAAGAGTTGATAAATCCTTGTCTTTTAATCCAAAGAAATTCTTTTTAATTAACTCTTTATAACCTTTTTCAAAAGACTTTCTAGAACCAGGGTATTTGTTTTGAAACATTTTTTCAATTCGGGCATCCTCAATAACATTAACAACCCCATGGTTAATCTTTTGATGATGAATACTTTCTAACATACTTAACGGGGTATATAATGCATGACCGACTTCATGACATACGAACATCTCATAAACATCGTCAGATAATTCTTGTTTGAAAATTGGTAATACTAACTCTCTTGATTTAACATCAAAAGAAGCAGTCTGTGCTTTTTTATGTACTACGTGAATGTCTTCTTGAGAAAGTAGTTTTGCAATCGTTGATTTCTTATTCATTTGGATACCTCATCATCATCTATATACATAATGACAGGTATTTGGCCTGATTGTCAAGGGTTAAAAATTAAAGGTGGTCGTTACCGTAATTCTTCCATATGTCAAAAACCTCAATATTTTCGGGCGTTTCATCACTTGGCCAAGATTTGAACAATATGTCGCACCCTGTTTTTGCGTTGATTTTTACTATTTTTCCACCTAATTCTTTAATATAGTGTTGGATTAATAGGATATAACTGCCGTCTTCGTTCTTAACACCCTCTTTAAACCCTGTACTAGTAAATGCAACTTTAAGTGGTTGAACCTTACCTGACGGGTCTTGAAGCACTCTTCTTGCGACTGCTTCTGCTTGTTTTTCTCTGACAATCATTGTGTTGCCAAAATAATCATAAGTCATGTCTAATTTCTTAGTCAACCAACTTAATGCAATATTATCTCTAGGGTGACAACTTCCACCATCACCTAAACCTGGTTTCATGTATTTTGGACTTATTAATCTATGAGTACACTTTGACAGTACATCGCAAACAAAATTTGCATCTGCATTTTTCATTTTATCTGCTGCATGTTGAATCATGTTTACAAAGTTAATTTTTTGAGTAATGAAAGTATTATAGAATACTTTAATCATTTCTGCTTCTTTAAAGTTACATATTTGAATTCTTGGATTGTTTTCTGCGATTGTCTTATAGAAATCGATTAATATCTTTGGTCTATAATTTGGTCTTTCGCCATTTGAACCATCTCCACCATTTCTGTCTGCACCAATTACAAACAACTCAGGATTTTTGAAATCCCATGCAACGGTTCCTTGTGCTATGAAAAATGGACTATAAACAAAATCGGCATCTGTTATAAGGTCTCTAAGTTTATTATCAATTGTCGTAGGTATTACAGTTGAAATAAGAACAATCAATTGTGGTTTCTTTACGAACTTATTTAATTCAGATAGTGTTTCTTCAACTGCTGAATAATCGAAATCTTTTGCTGGTAAATCAGAGGTAGGAGTTTCTCCTCCATAACCATCTTCATGTGGTGTTGGTACTGAAACAAAGATAATTTCTCTATCACTTATTGCTTCAAACAAATTTTTACGACAAATCGCAAGATTACTTACTTTTGGGTCGTACCCTGTTACATCGTGACCTTTTTCATACGCCACATCACTGCATGGCTTTCCTAGTTTTCCTAAACCAACAAATCCTACTTTCATTTTAATACTCCTATTTCTTTAAATTAATTCTATATATTATATATACGTGCTTATTTAGTCTTTCTTTATAGTGCAATATCAAGTTCTTTATAGATAAATTTCATAATATTTCTATGAGATTCAGCATTTGGATGTGCATCTATTCCACTAATTCTTTCATATTGACCTGCTCGTTCTAAAAAGTTTATCAGATGAAATCCACCTAATTCATTAAAACACGGCCATCCCATAAATGTATCTTCTTTTATCTGTAAAGATAATGGGTTCTTTATTAATTGTTCCATAGATTCTTTTTTAAACAACTTTGCTTCTTTATCATGTTCAAAGTAATTTGACATAGGATTTAACATTTGAAACATTTGTAATTTTATATTTCTAGATTCACAAATACATTGTAATGAATAAAACAATTGTAAATTCTTATTAATAATTTGTTTAGGTGTTGGATACTCACTAGAAAAAGTATTTAGATACCATTGATTTAAATATTCGTAATCAAAAACTTCTCTATCAAGTTTTTTATCTACCACATCTTTTCGTCTTGGTACAAGTGTTCTCCAATCATCTTTATGTTTAATCATAAAATCTTGTCTTGTCCACTCTGTCCAACCAACTATTACATAATCAATTTTATCGTGTTTAGATATTTCAGAAACAACTCTATTAAAGATTATTTCGTTTCCAATACCACATATTGCAAGATTGATAACATTAGTATTTGTTTTTTCAGAAAGTAACTCTGGCCACATTTTAAATTCAAGAGGCATTGGTTGTGCTGACTTTGGTTGTTCTTTATCTGTAAAACTGCAACCACCTACAATAATCATATGTTATTTCCTAATATTTTTGCAAATTCTTTATGTGCTTTTGAAGTTGGATGAGCATCTGATGTATGATAAGACTTATCATTTTTTTTGTTCCATGATTGAAGAGAAAGTCCACCAATTTCTTCGATAAAAGGAAACCCTATTAAAGTACCATTATCCACATTATCATATCTAGGATGATTCATAATATATCTGATAAACTCCATATTATCAAAAATATTTGGTAAAGGATTTAATGCTGCAAAAATTTTATATGGTATTCCTATTTTTTCTAAAATAGATTGCATAAGGATAATATTTTTATAAAATCTATCTCTCATTTTTTTAGTTCTAGGGTCGTAGTCTCTTATCATTCTTCCATTTAAAAGATTTCTTGTTATTTCTGTCATACCAATAACAACTAGACCATCTTTACTAGATGATAATAAATCATAATCGTCAATAATATTTTGTATAATATGTTCATTTGAACAACCATCTTGCCCATGATTAACAACAGGTGTTTCTAATATTTCACCAAGATATTCTGGCCAACATTTTTGTGTAACTCTTACATAGTTTGTAATACTACATAATTCGCCCAATCGTGGTATTTCATTATCCTCATCAAAAATTGTTTGTGACAGAGAACTAACTGCTACATCAGTTTCATATTCATAGTGTGTAAAACTACAACCATATGTAAATAATCTAGAATACTTTGACATTATATTTCCTTTCAAAATTTATGGCATCTAACCATGTATTAACTATTGGTTGTCCTTTAATATTCAAAGAAGTGTTTAAAAGCATTGGACAACCTGTTTTAGCATAGAATTCTTCCAATATAAGGCGGGCTACAGAGGTATTTGTTTGTTCTACGACTTGTACTCTGGCAGTACCATCAATATGCGTTACTGAACTATAATCATGCATTGCTTTTGATACAAACTGCATATATCTATTCTTTCGTCCTTTAAAGTAGTCATCAAAATGCTCCTCTAAAATCATAGGTGCAAACGGACGATATTTCTGTCTTTGTTTAATAGTATTAACTGTATCCTTTACATCGTATCTAGGGTCTGCAATTAATGAACGATTACCTAATGCTCTTGGGCCAAACTCTGCACGACCATTAGCAATACCACAATACTTGTGTTTTAATAAATGTTCAACAACTTCTTTTGGATTAACATACTGATTAATATTATAACCAAGATACGGATGTTCCCAATCCAATCTTATACCATTAACTAATGCAGCTGCTCCTAACGATGAACCTGCATCACCAGGTGAAGGCATAATCCATATGTTATAATAATCTAAAAGTTTACTATTGGCAACACAATTTAAAGCACATCCACCTGCTAGTATTAAATTTTTCTTTGTTGTGTATCTTAACAATTCTTTTAATTTTGTTTCATACAAATTCTGAATTGATGCAGCCAAATCTTCAGGTCTTGCATTTGGTAAAATGTTACCAACACCTCTGTGATTGTTTTGTTCTAACAAATATTCTAAATCGTATTTGGGTTCGCCGAATGCAGCCATACCCATAGTAATATATTCTTCTTCATTTGGTTTCAATCCTAATCTTTGTGTAATCGCTGAATATAGTAATCCAAGTGAATAAGGATACCTAAATGATTTTATTTTTTTCATATTATCCCAAATGGTAATTGTTTCCCATTCACCTATGGCATCTATGACAATAATATTACAATCATGAAAAGGTGCCGTTAAATAACCTGCGGCTGCATGAGTTTGATGATGTCTAAAATAATAATCATATTTTCTTCTAGGGTATTCTATTCCTTGACCTGCAAAAATTCTTCTAGTGTTTTTCCAAAATGGTGATTCATAATATGCGATGTTATCGTAAGTATAAGGTAACTGTTTTAATGATATCCACTTATCATTTTTAACTCGACTGTATCTTTCACTATGCGATGCATGTAAAATCTTTTTTCCTTCTAATACAGTTACACCTGCATCATGAAATCCCTCTGATACACCGACATTAATCATCTTCATTTACCGTACAATATTTTTTACATTTGTAATAAGCATCATCATAGTTTTCCCATGATTGAGGTAGTGTTTCATCAAACCACTTTCCCTTGAGTATTTTACTTAAAGGATTTTTGTATATATTGTAATCATCTTTATTGTCCATATATTTTTTCATGATATGTTTATTTTTTGATTCTTTTCCTTTATACAATTCCTCAATATCTGTATTATCAAACTTGTATGCCATGTTACTTAAATAACAACACGGAAAAACTTGTCCGTCTGGGTTAACAATAACAAGTTCATCGTTTTTCCATTCACAACTAATACACTTACTCATTTTCTTAAAACCTGTTCTTTGCCATTCTCATCAATAAAATTAAATGTATCACTTTCTCTAAATCTATTAGAATCAAAATGACGCCAATACTTAGCACCATAATCTTTTGCAAGTTGTTCAATTTCTTTTAAGTGTGGTCTATTGTGTTCAAAGACAACTGTTTGTGCCATTGGTGTTGACCATGTTTCAGATAATGTTTTCATATTGTCTAATGTTTTTTGTAAATTACATTTTCTACGATAGTGACTATGCATTTCTTGATTGATACCATCAATATCAAAATACATTTTTAATCTTTTGCCACATAATATACCAAGGTTCCAATAATAATCTTCATTTCTGATAGAACCATTTGTTGTGATTTCTATTCTGCAATTACTTGTATCAATAATATATTCACACATGGGAAACAAATCTTTGAGCATCATTGGGTCACCCCAAGTTCCACAAAACTGAATCTCGTCTAATTCTTCTAGTGTTTCTTTTGGAAATGCTTTTTTAAAATCATCAATTGACCATTGGACAAGTGGTAACCATTCAGCAGTTCCACAGCCATTGGGATTTATCCTATCACATTGAGGACAGCCTGCATTGCAAAAATTAGTTATTGATAGACTAATCTTTCTTATTGGTGTGTCGTTCCACTTCATGTTTATCCTCGTAAATATATACATCAGATTTTTCTCTAGGTTTAAAGTAACCTAAAAAAGTATTCCAATATAACAATGTATATAATTTTATTCTTTTAAGTTTTTTCATGATATTGTGCTATAACTATTATTATAATTAACTCTACTAAAGTTTTGTACCTTTTCAAACTTAATACTACTACTAAATTTATCTGCAAGTTGGTCACCTTTATGACTAATTACAAAAACATTTTCATTATCCAAAGTGTTAAGTATTCTTAAAAACTCATCTGTGCCTTGACCATCTAATGAACTATCAAATATCTCATCAAGAATTAACAAATTTGTATTGGTAGAATTTTTCATTTTAGCAATTGCTCTCCATGTAAACAATAATGCTAAATCAATTCTTAGTTTCTCACCTTCACTAAATGAAGCATAATTAAAGTTATCTCTAAATCTAGATTTAATTGTTTCATTAAAGTTTTCATCTAAATTAAAGTTAACATAAAATTCCATAGACATAAGATACTTGTTAATTAACTGATTCATAATAGGTAGATATTGTTTAACAATTTTTGTTTTGATACCTGAATCATCTAGCATATCTCTTACTGCATTGGTGTAAGTCTTTTCTTCTTTCTTTTCACTTCTTTTTTGTTCTACACCTTTACATTCATTTTTCATACTAGAAAGTTTATCTAAGTCTGTTTGTGATACTGAACCTTTTTCAAATGATGATATTTCATCTGATAGTTTGTTATTATACTTTTCTAATTCTGTAATGGCTGAAGTTAATTCTGCTCTTTGAACTTCGTTATCACGAATTTTTTTCATTATCTCGTCAATGTCTTCTATTCGTTTATCAACTTCTAGAAGTTCTTCTTTTAGTTTTGTTGCACCTTCAAGTATTTCATTTATCTTAACTTGTTTATCTTCTATCATAATATCTTTATGAGACGATTCGATATCTTGTTCACATGTAGGACAATTTTCATTCTCTTTAAAAAACTCCATGTCTTTTGTTAACTGTTTATGTTTCTCTGTTATTGTTGCTCTAATGTTACTTAACTTTTTTAATTTGTTTGTAACTTTATCTTTATCGGTAATACTTTCATGTAAGTCATTTGAATCTGTTTTTAAATTATCAACTTCAACAACTCTTTCATTTAATACAGTTTTATTTTTATCAAACTCATTTTCTTTTTCAGTTATAATTTGTTCTTTGTTTGCTTTCATATCATCAATATAGTTTTGTTGCATTGCAATTTTTTCACAAGCAAGTTCAAATTGATAATCTAAATCTTTTATTTCATCTGCTACTTCTTTAATCTTTTGTTTAAGTAAGAATCCCATAATCGAAAATATTTTAATGTCAAGTATTTCTTCAACAACTTCTCTACGATGACTTGCCTTTAATTGCATAAACGGAATAAAAGTTGATGAACCCAAAATAACAACTTGAGTAAATGAACGAAAGTTTAATCGTAATACATTTTGTTCTAAAAACTTTTGATAATCTCTAGAGTTTGCATCTTGATTAACAAGAAGATTATCACAATAGATTTCAAATACATTTGGTTTAATACCTCTAATAATTTTCCACTCTTTAGTACCAATACTAAATTCTACTTCAACAACTGCTTCTCTATCATTAATAGTATTAACTAATTGTGATTTACTAATAACACGAAACGGCTTACCAAATAAACCAAAACACAATGCATCTAGAATAGTAGATTTACCAGCACCATTTTCACCAATGATTAATGATGTTCTATTTTCGTTTAATTTTATTTCTGTAAATTGATTACCTGTACTTAAAAAGTTTTTCCAACGAACATAATTAAAATTAATCATATAAACAATCTCCAAAGAGCAATAGTATTCATTGTAGTAAACCATACAGTTAATACCATAATCCAAGCAGATTTTCTATGATATGCTCCAAAGAAACCACTTACACTACCCACCCAATAAAATGGCATAAAGATATCTGGTCTTGGTTCTAATACTGTAAATGTTAATATTGCACTACCAATCATAACACTAAATGCACTTAGCATTTCTAGATAAAATGCTGTCACATTTGTTTTGTAACTATCAATCCAAAAATCTCTAACTCTGTTCATAATTCTAAATCCTGAGCTTCGTTGTATAAACCACGCATTATTCTTTTTAATCTATCTTTGTCAAGAGTAATATCTAATTCATCTACATATTTGTTTAATAGTGTTGTTGTATCCTCTGCATGTTTAACAATGTCATCTGGTACAGTATCAGCATGTAAATCTGAAAAGTCTTCAATAACTTTTACTTCATGACAATTTGCTTTCATTAGTCTTTCCATAAATCTATCAAACTGATATAAATCTTTTTTATTAACAACAATTAATTTAACAAACTTGTTTGTGTATTGTGATACATCATGATTTTCATAAAGTGTATTTGAATCATCATAATAAATCTTTTCATGCATTCTAATAGGATTAATAATTCTGTCTAACTGTAATGTTTCAGTATCAAAGATATGAAATCCTTTTGGGTCATTATAATCAGACCAAGTAATTTCATAAGGAGCACCTAAGTAATAAATTTGGCCGTCATCTGATTTGTGATGAAAGTGACCTGAAAATACAGTATCAAATTTTTCAAAGATTTTTTTGTCTTGACCATGGTCACTTACAACTCCCTTGTTCATTTGAAAACCTTTTATTTCTAAATGACCCATTGCTATACTAGCATCTGTTTCTTGAATCATTCCTTCAGCATAAATTTCATTTTGTACATTAATCCATGGCAATAGTAAAACTTTTAATTTATCAAAAGTAACTTCCGTAGCATCTTCGTAAATATGAATACGATTTGATTTACCATGTATTAGTTCTTTTAATGAGTTAACATCATTTGTGTTTTTAAAAAATACATCGTGATTACCAACAAGACAATGGAAATCAATTTTTAAATGTTCTAATGGAAATAAAAATCTTTCTCTAAATTCTTTTGCAGTTTTAAATGAAACATATTTACGTCTATCCATTAGGTCACCTAAATGAATAACAGTTTTTATATTATGTTTTTCTAAGTAAGGAAAGAATATACCTTCATAAAATTGAAGCATATAATCTAAGAAAAAAGTATTATCATTTCTTGCACCAAAATGAGTATCAGCAATAATTGCTACTTTCATTTTTTAGGTTCTTCCATAAAGTTCTCTAAACCTGCTGGAGTTTTTTCTTCTTTTTCTTTTTCTTTTGTTTTGTACACAGGTTCATCAGGCAACATAACTGTAGCATCAAATCCGTGAATACTATAATTTGTTGTGTCTATTGGTAAAACATCATGAGTACGATATTCTTCTTTTTCAATAATCTTATGTTTGATATGAGTTTGTTTTTTTTCTTTTTGTATTCTTCTAACAAAAGCATAATAGATTATTTGTGTAAAATATGCAAAAGGATTTTTTGATTTGTCAGGATTGAAGTTGTAAATGTATTGAAGACAATTCTCAATACCGTCTGATACCATTTCGTCTTTGTAAGTGTAGTTAATAAAGTTTGGTCTGAAAGATAAACCATTTGCAATCTTTAAAAAACATTCGCCTATGTAATGAGGTACTGGTGGCATTCGTTCGCCAACACCTTCTGCCTCTTTACATTTATCTTTAAACTTTTGCATCTCTTCAAAAAGTTTTTTATTATCGACATAGTGTATGGTTTTTTTCTTCACGTTCACATCCTTTTTCAATGACGCCGCATTGCACGGCGCCAGTACTTAATTATAATTGTTAATTGCCGAATTCGTCTTTTGCAGTAACATCGTCTAAGTCTTCATCGACATTGTATTCTTCTTCGTCTTCGTCAGTTGTTTCTTCATCAACATTGTATATACCTAAACCTTCAGCAGGTAAGTTATCAATTAGTTGAAACAATTCGTCAATCTTGTCTTCAATATTTTCAAGTCGTTCTTCTATATCATCTCTAATTTCTTCGACATACTCATTTGACAGGTCGTTAGTTTCTAGAGCTTCAAGTCTAGTTTCTAACTCTTCTAGTTTTTTTAATTGTTCATCTGCCATTTTGTTCTCCTATTTTTATCATAGTTAACACTATTTGTCAAGGTAATAAAAATTAATTTAACCCTTGACTTTTTCATTAATGCTCTTATAATAGGTTATGTGCCTGATAGAGTATTAATGTTGAGTAGGTTTAACTGCATCTAAAAACTTTTTAATTTCGCTCTCATCCCAATCATCTTCTTTTTCATTTGCAAAATCTTTATTTTCGTAATCACTTGCTTCAACTGTGGAATATCCTAGTTTCATAGGATTTTTATTTGCAATATCCATTTGTCTGTTATAGAAAAGTTTCATACCATCCGAAGCATTAACTATTGTAATAATAGTATCTTTTCTAATTTTACAAACTGCTTGTTCTGTATAAGGATGCATCCATTTGTTTAATGATAATGATTCAATAACTCCCTCTCTAGTCATTTTAGGGATTGTCTGCATCTTCATTGGATTTTTAATTGTAAAATAGTCTTTATCAAATTTAACTATATCAGCGATAATCTCTTCACCAGTATTAAATTTAATTATTTGTTGTGTCATATTTTTACCTCGTCTATCCTATATGAGAAACTTTCCTCATTGTATATATTTATTCTTTCTTCAAAGTGTCTTAGCGTAAAATTCTTCTTAGATTTGTATGTCAAATCATCGCAGATATCGTATATTAGAACGGAATTCTTAGTTCCATTTCTACGCAATCCACGGCCAATCGATTGTAACACCCGTATTCTGCTTTTACTTGGTGATGCGAACACGATATTGTTAAGGTTAGGAATATTAATACCAGTGCTAAAAGTGCCATAAGACGCAACAATAATAGAATTATCTGATGAATTGACATTTTCTCTTATCTTCTCTCTTTCTTCAGCGCTTGTTCCACCATAAACATAATAGGTATTATCACCTTTTAACATATCGTATAATATATTTCCATGTTTTTCTACTAGTTGAAATAAACATAGTGTGTTACCTGGTAAAGTTTTGCACAGATTAGTAATAAAATTATTTCTTCGAATATGACCTGCGAGATAACTTATCTCTTCAGCATATGTATAATCTTTGATTTGTTTGCATTCTTCTTCTTTGTGTTTTAAGACAACACAATTTGTTGTTAATTCTGCAAGTGTTTTTTTATCTATCAATTCTTTTGTAGTAATAACTTTTTCAACTTTACCAAACAATCCTTCTAAAACTAATCGATGAGTTTGTGTGCCATCAAGTGTGCCTGTAAATCCAAAACGATAAGGACAGTCTTCTAATTTTTCCATAATGCTTGTTAAAGACTTTGCTTTAAATGTGTGAGCCTCATCACCAAAGATACATTGATATTGACTAAAGTATTTCTTTTGTAATTTGTATAAAGATTGCCAAGTTGAAATTGTAACAGGTTTATCTGATTCTTTATCATGACCAGAATAAATTTTATGTATGTGTTCTTCTTTCCAACCATAAGATACAAAGTCACTTGACATTTGTTCTACTAAAGAAGTTGTTGGTACTAAAATTAATATTTTTTTATTCATCATTTTATAATAACGAACTAAGCAATAAATGATAAATGATTTACCAGATGCAGTTGGACTTACAAATAATCTTCTAGAATTTTCAATTGCTGTGCAGATTGAGTTGAATTGATAGTCTCTTGTTTCAAAAGGTATATTTAATGAACTAATAAAACCTTGAACATCTTCTACATTAATAGACTTTACATTTTCGGTAACCCCCTCATGAAGAACATACTCTAAATTATTCTTTTTTAGAAAATCTTCTAGGTATGATAACAACCCTGCATAAATTTTATTTGTCTTAATTGAAAATAAACGAATCTTACCATCCCACATTCTATTACGAAATGCTGGCATAAATTTGGCACCAGGTACTTCGAATTCAAAAAATGTACTTAGTTCTCTTGCGACATGAATTTCACATTCAACCATTAAGTGGACATCGTTTACTCTGTGAATAAAAATCATATTTTTTGTAATGCAACTAAATTGTTTTGTTTACTATGTAGTGTTGCCATTTCTAATGATACCATAGAATCTACAAATCTTGAAACACTATCAAGGTTATAATCATGATATAATATAATACCATTATCAACAACATTATTCCAATATGTTAATGAATCTCTACGAACAGATGTAAATGTATGGTCACCATCGATTAATAACATTTCAAAATTAATTTTCTCTAAGTAATAGTCATGTGAGTTTGTTTCAATAAATGTAAGTCTATCTAGATAATCTTTAGGTATATAATCGTAATGTTCTTTTAGTTTGTCTTTTAAGTCTATGGAATAAACTTTTCTATCTGTATCTTTTGTAGCATCTAAAAAAGCAAAAGTAGAACTGCCCATACCTATCTCTAGAATATCACCTTCCGTTTGTTCAACCATTTGATAGAGAAAATCAATTTCTTCATTTCTCATTTGTTGAATAGTATTAAACCATTCCGGCTTCAAATTTTTTCCATTCAATAGCATTTTTTATATCCCAACCTCTAGACGAAATAGATTTTAAAACATAATCAATATATTTTGTTGTAGTTTCTAAGTAAACTATTTTATTTTCTGCATCAATAATTTCTTTGTCTGATTCAATATAAACATGTAAATCATTTTTTAATACCTTTAAATCAAAAGGTTTTGTTACATATATTTTGGCATCTGCTTTTCCACCATAATATTCCCACTTTTCTCTGTATAAAACTTTGTATTCACCTTTTGCTTTTGCAAGTAAAAATTCAAAGTTAGTTTTGTAATCAATAAACTTAGCATACAAATCTTGATTTCTTAAAGCCTCTGTATCTAAATGGTCTTTATTGACTGGTAATTCTTTGTAAACTATTTGTTTTAATTCATCTAATGTCATTTTATATTAGTTCCTTTGCTTTAAAATATATACTATATCTTGTGTCTTGTCAAGGGTTAATTAATCACCACGTCCATTTGTCAGTACAGGCACTTCTCTAGAGTTAACAGTCATTCTTTTTCTTTTAACTTTATTTGTATTGTGATAATTTCTATAAATCGGAGTTTCTATGTGACTAAACATTGCAAGATTTTTTGTTGCAAACTGTAAAGGTATTTTTTTATCAAACTCTGTTATCCATGAAAAGTTTTCTATCTTTGCATAATGATAAAGAACATAATATTTTGGGGGATTGATAAATTCATAATTAACTTTTTCGGGGCCTATGCAATCACACACACAATCATAATAATAATTAAATATTGGATTAAGTAATGCATCTCTATTGTCAAAATGATAACTGCCTTCATAGTTGTATTTTTGTTTATAGTGTTCTATTGTTTGTAGAATATCTATACCATCTCGATTGATGATGTTTCTTTCAATATTGACACATGAAGTAATATTATTACCATATTGTCCTAAGAAAAAATCTAGATTGGCTCCACCACCATTATACTTAACTGTTTGGATTTTAGAAAAGAGGTCATTAAGAATTTCATATTCAAAAAGTTCAAGTTCAATATAGTTGTCGTATCTCGAAAGATTTTTAACATCTTTCCACAAATCATTGTGCATTATATAATTCCTTTTATAGGGTTACTATTTCATAATATTTATATGAGAATTCTGTAGTTGCTTTTAAGTATGTAACGTCTGTATCTTCTTGAGTAAAATCTAAAGCTGAAAGAGACAAGGGATATAAGTCTTGAAATCTTACTTCGACTAAAGGATTGTTTTTATTAGATAGTAATGTTAATGTTGCATCTGAAAACATTGCATTGGCAGGTGTTCGTTCACTTGTTTGACCAATATCAGTACCAGATAAAACTGCCCCTCTTGTTGCGGCTGG